TTTCGGAGGCGGATCATCACGCCTGGCAATTAGTCCCGTAGCCGCAACAGTGGCAACGGAGGACGCACCACAAGCAAACCTATCAGCCGTGGGAACAGGCCTTATTAAGGCCAAAATGAATCACTCATTCACGGAACACGGTCATGTGTTCGCACTCATGTCGACACGTTCAGACCTAACTTACCAAAACGGCTTAGATAAAATGTGGTCACGCAGCACCCGCTACGATTACTACTGGCCCAGCCTGTCGCACCTGGGCGAGCAGGCAATCCTGAACAAGGAAATCTATATCCAGAACACAGCAGAGGATGACGAAATATGGGGATACCAGGAACGCTACGCGGAATACCGCTACGCGCCCTCCCGGATCACCGGACTGTTTCGCTCCAATAATCCGGCCTCTCTAGACGTATGGCATCTCAGCCAGGACGCCGGAGACCTCCCCCCACTTAATGACTTCTTCGTGACCGACTTCCCGCCGATCGATAGGGTCGTAGCAGTAGCAGACGAACCCGATCTCTTGATCGACGTCTGGCACGAAATCAAGGCGACCCGGGCAATGCCCGTTTACGCCGTTCCCGGCTTGGTCGACCACTTCTAATGCTGAAAAAAATCGCAAGTGCTGTGGCCGGAGACGTAGTCTCCGGCCTATTCAACGCACGAGAAGCCAGCAAAAATCGACGTTTTCAACAGCAAATGTCGAATACTGCATACCAACGGGCTGCGACCGACCTCGAAAAGGCCGGTCTCAACCGTATCCTAGCACTAGGGGCGCCAGCCTCTACACCTGGTGGATCCGTTGCACAAATGTCCGGCCTTGGGGCCGGCATAGTCGGCGCGATGAACGCCGACACCAACGCAACAAACGCACAAACCAACCAGGTAGCAACAGCACAACAGGGCGCTCAAATAGACGCCCAAATAAAAAAATGGAAACAGGAAGGCGAGAAAATCGTAGCCGACACCGCAGTTTCCAAACAGAAAGGCTTCCAGGAAGCCGAAAAAACTAAGCTAATCCAGGTACTCTATCCACTGATCGGCAGAGCAGGCAAAAAGTTCTCAGACCTCCTCGATATGTTTACAGACATGGCAGAGGACAACGGACGCTCACTGTCCGGCTTCTTATTCGACATAATCAAGGAGAACACCATCAGCGGAGGGAATCCCGCTGGCTGGGCCTGGCAGCTCATGAACGAAATCTATAAAGAGCAATTCAAAGGTTCAGAAATGGATCAATACTTGCGCGAAACAATGAAGCAAAGCAAAGACGCTACATCAATCTGGCTAGGCTCGGGAGGGCCAAACAAATGAACATTAAAAAACCACTAGAACGCGTACGCGTACAAATCCGTTACCAGGGCGACCAGGCACAATCTGTAACTGATCGCTCATTCGGTAACGACACAGACGTAAATAAAATCGTCGCCCGATTCGCCAGGACTGGCGAATTTCCCGGCGACAGTAACCAAGGCCAATTCGCAGACGTAACTGGCCTCCAGGGCGAGCTAACCGATTTAATCGGAGAATCCCGCGAAGCCCTCGAAAAATACAAAGCCGCTGAAAAGGCCCTAGAGGACAAACAAGCGGCACAAATCGTCAAAAATGCCGAAGAACTCGAACAATTAAGGCAATTTAAAATAAAACATGCTGAAGCAATGAAGCCAGAACCAGAAGGAAATCAGTAACTTACGACCGGGTCTACCTGGTGCAAATTCATTTTGCACCTGGTTGGCCCGGAACATATATACAGATTTCCAAAAATCAGCTACTCTTAGCTCCATGATAACCCCCTTGGTGTTTATCATCATACTGACACCCCAAACTAAACAGGTGTCAGAACACGACTAACAGGAGTCCAAACCATGCGAAGGAAACGAGCAGGAAAACCAGGGCGATCATTCAAACGATCAGCCCAACCACACCGCCTAAATGGCCCACGCAAAGTAGCCAGGGGCGGAATAATTCTCTAGCCTCGTGTAGGCTCCTAACCAGGAAGGCCCCACCTGGAGAGAGAAACGGGGCAATCCCCTAACTAGGAATAAGGGACAAAAAAAATAATGGCATGTTATAAAAGCAGACCAGCATGGCAGAACCAGGAAGGCGATCCCCTCCAGTTCACCTGGAGAAAAGATCGACAACCCGAATACTTCATCGATTGCGGCAAATGCGAAGGCTGTCGCGCCCGGCAACGCCAGGACTGGGCAATACGACTAGCCCACGAAAGCAAATCTTTCGAACAAAACTCATTTGTAACGCTGACATACGATGACGAACATTGCCCCGAAACAATACAGCGAAGCGACATACAAAACTTCATTAAACGACTGCGGAAAAAAATCCCGGTGCGTTATTACGTAACCGGCGAATATGGAGATACAACCCGCAGGCCTCACTACCACGCTATCATCTTTGGCGCGGATTTCCTCGGCGGCTCTTATGACATTAATAGCAAGCTGTACGGCAACAAAATCCTCGATAATATCTGGCAGCAAGGAGCGACTGCAATTAGCCCTTTCACCTTTGCAACAGCAATGTACACAGCCGGATATACCGCCAAAAAAATTCACGATCCGGATACATTCTCGTTACAATCCAGGAATCCACCCATCGGTAAAAACTGGGTACGAAATCATCACGATAATATCCGACGAAACTCAAACGTGGTAATTGAAGGACAGGAATTCCCAATCCCAAAAGTCTACTTAAACTGGCTCCAAGGAGCCGAATGTTTCGCACACATCAAGGAGGAACTCAAAAATGCAGTAAAACCAAAAAATGACAAAAAGCTAAAAGCAATGCAAAAAAACCAACAAGCTAAAAACAATCTTAGGAATCACAAATTATGAAAAACTCAACCGATAACCTCAAAGCAAAACAAGCAACAAAGGAAGCCGACCAGGCGGAGACAAAATTCCTGTTTCAATTCATAAACCACGAAAACGGGCAACGCTCAAAACCTTTCACCGGCACCTGGGACGATGTGACCGAGGTACTCGCGCACCGCGGCCCAGACGAGAGACCAACAAATGAGGATTACATTCTCCTGGTAGCCGTACTCGACGGCGAACAGACAACTATCCCCGTAACCCCACTAATAACAGTGGGACACTTCGAGGAAATAACCAAAGAAAACCCAACCCCAAAAGAGGCAGTCTAAAATGGCAGAACGCATCGTACAGCAACCCTTAGCAGCCGAAAGGCAATCTAAATTCGCCGACCTCCCTACAGCAGACGTCGACCGATCAACCTTTGACATGTCTCACTCCTGGAAAGGAACTGCAGATACCTGGAAAATAGTCCCGGTCATGTGCCAGGAAATCCTTCCAGGTGATACATTCAGCATACGCACCACAGCCTTTGTAAGGCTGGCAACACCTCTAAAACCCATCATGGATGGACTCACAACCGACATACACTTTTTCTTCGTACCCAATCGCCTAGTATGGGACAACTGGCAAATGTTCATGGGCGAAAGAAAAAATATCGACGACGACCCCACGGAAATAAACATTCCACAAGCCAACGTTGACCTCAACGTTCGCAATTCAACCGGGGAACTCCCCGATTACTTCGGACTGCCGCTTATAGAAGCAGCCGACAATACCCCCATTATGACCCAAGTTAGCTCACTCCCTTTTAGGGCTTACTCGCTAATCTGGGACGAATGGTATAGAAACCAAAACTTAACAAGCTCCAGGGACGTCGACACCGGAGACGGGCCCGACGACATAGTATATGGCGACTTGAATAACCCACTGGGCCTCATGGGCCCACGACACAAGCGCGCCGATTACTTCACCCGCGCATTACCCTGGCCGCAAAAAGGCGACCCTGTCTTTCTACCCCTGGGTAACTTCGCCCCCATCACCGGAATAGGGGCCACCGGCACATTCACGGAAACCAACGTAGCGGTAAGCGAATCACGTAGCGGCCCGGACGATGACGGCTCAGAAACATACGCAAGAGCCGTAGCAGTCGGAGGTGACAACTCCGGAATCTACGTCAAGGGCGACAATAACGCCTCATATCCTGGTAACCCGGCAATTTATGCCGACCTGACCAGCGCAACCGCCGCCACAATAAACGACATCCGTACCGCCTTTCAGATTCAGAAACTCCTGGAGCGCGACGCGCGAGGCGGCACCAGGTACATAGAAATAATCCTGAGTCACTTCAACGTCCAATCACCAGACGCCAGGTTACAACGACCCGAATATCTCGGAGGCGGATCATCACGCCTGGCAATTAGTCCCGTAGCCGCAACAGTGGCAACGGAGGACGCACCACAAGCAAACCTATCAGCCGTGGGAACAGGC